CCACCTGCTGCACCTCCTGTTCCACCTGCACAGCCATCATTATCACCTATGGTGCAAAATGCAATGCCCGGTGCGTCACTAAGACAACAAGTAGGTTTGTCTCCAATGATAGCGCCTGTATTGGCACCGGCAGCACCTGCTTTGAGACCAGGTGAAGTTTCTGGAAGAATCAGACGCACAGATAGTTCCGCTGGAGGAGGAAGAGGCTATATCAATCCAGAATTAGTGAGGGGTACTGGCGTAGAAGTGCCTGAAAATGTTGTTCTTGATGGTCAAGGAAATCCAGTAAGAACGGAAGATGGAGGTTTCGTTATAAGTGGACAACCTGGAGTAACAATACCAAATCCACCTGCGCCGGAGCCAGTTAGACAACCACCAGTTAGACCTACACCTTCACCTCAACCAACTAGACCACAAGAAGCAATTGTTAAAAGAGAGGGTGGATTAAAAAAGCTTTTAAATTTTGCCGAAAGTTCCGACTACAATCAATTGGTGTATCCTTTGGTGAATTATAGAAAAATTGCTCCTTCAAAAGCACCTTTGACCGATATGACTTTACAAGAAGTTTTGGATTACCAAACTCAAATGACAAAGAGTAAAAAATATCCTTCTAATGCTGTAGGTAAATATCAAATAATACAATCAACTTTAAAAGAAGGAATCAAAACATTAAAATTAAATTTGAATGATAAGTTTGACGAGAAAACTCAAGATAGATTATATGAAGAATGGTTAATAGGTGAGAAAAGAAAAGCTATCAGAGATTATATTAGCGGAAAAAGTAATGATTTAAATGCTGCTATGATAGAGATGGCAAAAGAATTTGCATCTTTTCCAGTACCAAAAGATATGCAGGGTAATTCACAATTTGTTAAAGCAGGACAATCATATTATGCTGGTGATGGAGTAAATCAGGCTCATGTATCAATAGAGCAATCAGCAAACGCTCTTATGGAAGAAAGAGCAAACAAAACTGGTAAAATTGGAACATCTCTTATTCCGAATAGAAGTTCTACTCCATTAGAATCATCTTCACAAGAAAATTTAAATATGAGAACGGAAGCTTCTAGACCTACTGTAAATATTCCACAACAGTCACCACCCTCTAATCAAGCATCTGGAACAATAAGAAGAACGCAGGGATTAAATAGAAAACCGCCTGTCGATTGGAGTCAACAGGCGGTTCCTAGACAGCTTGGTAGTTCGTAATTACTCTTTTTCTGCAAGAGACTTAAAGTAATCCAAATCTTCATCAGCAGCCTGAGCACCATCAAGAACGGAAGTATCTTCTTCTTTGAATGATACAACACTATCTGCTGCCTTAGAACGAGGTGCCATTGCAGCACCATCAAAACCAAGAACCTTATCAAGGCGTGCTTTCAGCATTTCATATGACTTGAAATGTTTTTTCTCGGTGAATTCTTTCAGACCGTGTTCTTTCTTCCACAGTTCTTCAAGTTTAGCATCATCACCATCATAGAGTGCAGACTGGTCAGCAAACTCTGATTTATCATAATTACGATAACCCTCAACATTACGAATCTTCAACTTGAAGTTAGCACCTTCCCACAAATCAAATGGGTTGATTGCCTTCTCATCATCAAATTCTGGATTCATCGCTTCGGTAATTTTATCAAAGATTTTCTTACCGAACTTGAACAAACGAATAGTGCCTTCATTCTGTTTGTTGGAAGGATCAGAGATAACAAGGATGTTTGCGATGTAAGAAAGTTTACGCTTCTGCTTACGGGCAACATTTTTGTTATCTTCAATACCTGAATTCCAAAGGGTGTTGTTATGCTCACAAACAGGGCACTTTTCATTCAAGGTGGTCAGGCAGTTATCAATCAACCAGCCGCCAGGTCCTTGAAAGCCATGTGAGAATACACGAATCCAAGGAAGTGCATCATCACCATCAACCGCAGGAGCAGGAAGAAAACGGATAACAGCCATGCCATTACCTGCTTTATCTACTTCGGGTTGCCAGAAACGGGTATCGTCTTTAGAACCAGCCTCAGGAGTGGACTGGCTTGTTGCTTCAATCGCCTTTGTAAGTTTTTCAAAAGACGATTTGTTACGCTTTAGATTAGCAAAGCTACTCATAGTATTTCCTTTCGTATAAACGGAGTATTAACGGTATATAAACGACTTATTCACAACAACATAATATAAAGGTATTTAGTCGCTACGCAAGCAAAACTTTCAAAAGTTCTATAGTTTTGCCTACATCTTTATGAAGTATGCCGATACCGCCAGCAGCATCAAAAGCTTCGATAACATCGGGTGTGTCATCAATCAGAATGATGCCTTTGCCAGCATACTTACTTTTCTCTTTACGACCAGGCACGATGTTTGGCTTATATGCGATGTTATGCATTTTCAACCAGACTTTCTTTTGCTTAGTCACTTCATCATGGAATCGTGGACCACCAGATGAAGAAAGAATTTCTACATCAATTTCTGGATGTTGCTTACGCAGGAACAACAGCAATTGTTCACCGCCAGGGTACCAATCCAGTTTTTCAAAGTTGTTACCTTTGATAAAATCATGCCAATTACCTGACCACATCTTGTTGTCACGCGATGCTTGGTTTGGCATTACAGAATAAAGTTCTTTGTATTTCTTGTTGAAATCGCAGAGAACGCCATCCATGTCCAAATAAATCTTCATTGTTCAATCACCTTTTTCAAAATCAACTTGTATTTTACAGTATCTTGTGGCAGAAAAGCGGTATACTTAATCATCTTTTGCCTGTAAACTGGCCAACGAATGGTGTCAGTAATCTTTTTTGTCCACATTGGAAGAAAGCCAAGAATCTGATTCAGTATGCACAAAGTTTCTATCTGAATTTCTTTTCGTAGGGCCTTAGTCAAAAGAATTGGATAGTCACCATCAGTTTTCAACAATTCATTCGGATTAAGTTTACAACTTTCAGAAATAAGTTTACAACTTTCAAGCATAAGTTTACAATCATTTTCAAAGGTGTATGATAGTGACTGAATGACTTTTTGCCTAACCAGATACTGTAAGTGTGCTTCTTCTTCCAACAATTGCCCTATCCAAATGTTTTCATCCTCAAGGAAGTTAGCCACAAGAAAATCAATCAAGTTATCCTTGTTTGGATACTTGCGTGATAACCTGTAAAAATAATACTTGTCTTTACGAATCTCAAACGATTGGACACTTACTCTTGTCTTACCATTATACTTAAAGAAATCATAGGATTCTTTTGAGAAATGGAGTTTCAGAGATTCGTAAAGAGAGAATGCTTCATAGCCTGTCATATAGGAAGTCGAGAACTTTTCACTTTGAGCATATTCTTGTCCATCGCATCATTCTCAATCTTTGATTTTAGGTTTTGGTTTACGAGCGAAGCCGCAACCTCAATCTCAAGACCGGTTGTTTTGCAATGTTCAACAATTGCTTCTACATAATTTAAGTCGGTAGTTGCAACAAGGGTTTCAATCGCCCTTGCAAACTTAGCCATTTCATCTTTTGTGGGCATCAGGATCTACATCTTTCAGCGTGACATTTTTTGTCATTTGGTCGACAGTCCATTGCCACGATTTATTACTATTATCTACCTCTTGCCATGGTTGGGCATATTCTTCTTCAGTTCCCTGCGCTTCATATTCTTCTTCTAGGTCTTCATCTTCTTCAGTAGAAGATTCTTGATAATCTTTTGCAATCGAAAGCATATTATCAATTGCATCTAGGATTTCGAGTTTAGTTCGATTTCCTAAATTAAATTTCCCAGTCAAAGACACTTCACCATCTTCATCAAAAATGCTCAAATTGATTTGCATAATATTTTCCTAATTATTTTTTAGCTTGTGCTGCTACATTGTGCGATTGGGCCGAAGCGGCGAATGCAACACAGATTACATCACGTTCACTTGCATAAGAACAACGAACTGATAGTGGGTCAATACCTTTTGCGATTGCACTATCAATGTTTTGTGACATTAGTTTTCTGTCACTAATATTGTAATAACTAACACAAGCAATCAAAGCAAGTACCATCATTGTAATGCAAATTGGGACTGTCAATTCTTCTTTCATACTAATTCTCCTTTTTCGTATGATTTACGGTTATAAAAGATATGTCTACCAATGACATTTGTTCTAATCATGTTTGGCCATCGTGGGTTAACATAATCGGCATGATAGAACATAGCACCGTTAGATGGATCTGATACTCTTTCATAATTGATATAGACGAACATTGCTATATCACGAATAGCATTATACAACTTGTTGTCACCATTTGTCAAGACCTTGCTTGTTGCTATTGCCTTGGGCTTGTCTTCGCACCACCATGAGAATTGGCAAACATTCTGAATCTTCTGTTTGACAACACCGCAAATACTGTCTGCAAATTTGCCACTCTTTAAACGATTCATTGTAACGAATGCAACAGCAAGTTTACCTTCAGTTGGTTCCATCGCAGACTCAAAGTAAATATTTTCAGCTAGGCATTCTACTTCTTCACGGGCA